GACTAAAAAAAACCAGTGGCTTGGCACTCCTCCTTACTACTCTTCTCAAGTGTAGGCACGCAAGAGATCAACACGAACTGAAATTGGAATACGCTTAGAATGCAAAAATTAAAATCGTGATTATAAATAAATTCAAACACCACTGAGTGCTAACCATTGTTAAAAGGTACATGTCGAGTATATGTGACATTCTGCATAACCTCACCTTTATCATTTGATTGAATAAAATTAAAGTCAACAATTTTAGTAGATTGCTCAACTTTGGCAACAATCTCGTTAATCTTAGCATCAATGTCTTGTTTTGAGTTTAGTAAGTAGTTAACACAATGAATTATTGAATCATGATAAAAGATAATCAAAAGAAAGATTAAAACAAAAAAACAAAATGAAAAGACGGTTGAAATAAGTAGTCGGCTAAATCGGTTACAAATTATAAGACCCAATAGATAATAACACAACTTAAAAACATATCTAAAAATGCCAAAACATAAATGCACGAGTACGAACCACAAGATGCAAACAACCTTACTATATGCATTTTTAAATAAAGAAGTTGGAGTATCAACAACAGCTGTCTCAACTGTATCAACAATCTCGTCAAACACAACCATGTCATTGGTAACTTCATTCAGTGCGTTTTGGTTTTGTAAGCGTATTTTACCATCAATATCAACATGATAAGGTAGATACGTTGTATAACTATCGAAATATTTACTCTGTCGGCGTTCATCCATATTATGTGTATCGCGATTTGTCAAACTAGTTAATTCAAACTTTGAGCATTAAAGTTAATTTGTGAAATATCAACTGTAACCATCTTGCTGGTATCGACTGATTTCCGTGTTCTCGCAGGTTTATAATCCTTATTGAAAAAAGAGCATTCAAGGCCACTGGCCCTAGTTGTTTTATAAACTATTTTCTTATCTCTAGCTGACTCATATGAAGTAAATAATCCATTTTTAGCATAGTCTTGGAGTATACTCTCTGGCACGGAAAGATTACTCGGCAGTATAGCTCGAACGGCAGCAAAACTCAATTCTGGAAAGGAATACATTAATATCGCCAAACGGTTGAACTCTTTGTTAAATAACCAATCGTAATTTGCAACAATAGCAGCAATGTGTTTGTAAGATTGAATCAATAAATTATGATCATTAGGACCAAGCGTTTTACCAAGCTGAACAATAAAAGCGGTTAAAAACATTCTGATCAATGAGCAAAAAGCAGTCATACCTTCAAAATCTTCATGATCGGGAGTAAAATCTGTAGTAATCAAATCAGCTTCAAGAACCTCAAAATCATCATTACTATAAGGAAAACGTTGTTTAGCATCTTTATCCTTGGCAAAATAAACAGTTATGGCGCCAAAAGGAGCACAGAGACCGATTCTGCTTTCAATATCATCAACAGATCTGGGTTCAATTAAAGCTGTGATATACTTATTGACATACGCGGAAGCAGTTGCAAATGTGCGACTTAGAGTAGGTGTAGATTTATATTCAAAACCACTGAAATGTGACTGTTCTAATGTATGACCATGAACTAGAGCGTGCAGTAGATGATAAATTCCATCGTCTAAAATTGGCTTGCGCTGTGCTGGGTTAAAGTTTGAAGTGAATGAGTTGTTTTGGTTAAAGCTGTTATTATTTTGTGTTGTTGTTATTTCGTATACTTGAAAAGCTCCTAATTCCCGTCGTGAAAAATCTGCCATTGCGTGCTAAGGAGTGTTGCAGGAATGGACAGTTTCCGGTTTTTTTCGTT